TATACACAAGCTGATGTTAATGATGGGACTATAGAGCGTGACCAAGAGCGTATAGATAATGAAAAAGAATATGGTTGTTTTATGACTAACGCACAGATAGAGCGTGGTGATTGCTTCATAATAATAGAAGAGGTAGAAGTTTTTGAAGATGATATCATAGAAGAAGAAATAATTATTACAGAAGAGGAAGTAATTGTTGAAGAGATTAAAGAAAATGTGGATGTCATCATTCCTAAGGATGATGTTGATGTACTCGACCCACCTAAAGAGGAAGTATTTGAAGATGAAGTGGTGGAGTTTGAAGAACTCCCTATTGAGTTCGAGATTATTGAATTTGATTTGGAAGATATTGCACCCGAAATCGTGGTGGAAATACCAATACAAGATGAAATAGAAGAGGAGATTATAGATGAAGAGATTGAAGTGGAAGTCCAGGAAGTTTTGGATGAGCCGATACAGGAAGTTGTTAGTAAAGATACGCCAGGAACAACACTACCGAGAGTGGAAGATAAAGAACCCATAGAGCTTACTGAAGAAGAAGTTGCTGTTGAAGTTGCTGAAATAAATGAAGTTATTGTTATCGAATTAGAGATAGCTAGTGAAGAAGAGATAGAAGAATTTACAGAAGAGGAGTTGGTGGAATATGAAGAAGCTAAAGAAAAAGCAATACAAGAGTATGTACAAGACCTTACCAATGAAGAAGCATCAGAAGTCTTAGAAGAAGTTAATGACATCGGTGTACAAAACTTAGACCAAGCTACTGAAGAAATACAAGAGGTAGTTCAAGCTGTTGTTGAGGAAGCTATAGCAGATGTTGCAGAGCTTACTGAAGAACAGGTAGAAGTTGTCGCTGAAGTATTACAAGTAGAGGCAGAAGATGTAGCTATTATTGCTGAGTCTGTTAAAGATGATGAGGTTATAGCGGAAGCTGTAGAAGAATATGTAGCTAGAGCTGTAGAGAATACAGATGTAGAGAACTACACACTTGCTGATGTTGTTACAGAAATATCTTATGAGTCATTCATAGAAAATCCTATAGAAACTTTCGTAGATTTTGATGGCTTAGGTGACATAACTATAGCAAACATAGGTGATGACATGACACAAGACCAAAGAGAAAAAGCACAAGAAGTTGTAGTGCCAGTTATTCTGACTAGAATAGCTAGTATGGCAGCTTTCATATTTAGGAGAAGTTAATGATTAAAAAGTTAGGGTCATGGTTAGTAACAGCAATTAAAGAAACGTTGAACCTTAGTTGGACTTTGGTTGGTTTAGTAATTGCTACACTTACATTGACTGGTTCTGCACAACAAGTGACAGGATTAGCTACAGTAATTACATTAGCTATATGGTTGTTGACCATTAGTTTTAGAAAGGAATAAATAATGTGTGTGTCTTACAAGGACAATAAAGGAACTCATATAAATATCTGTAATCACAAGTACGGATTAGAACATTGCATGGAGGAGAACAATGAAATTACAAGTAGTTAGAACACAATTCGGCACTGACGCAACAAACGGAATGCTGTTTATTGATGGTGTCTTTGAATGTTATACACTAGAGGACCAGTATCAAGCAGTAAAAGTAATGCACGAAACCTGTATACCTGAAGGTAAATACGATATACAATTTAGAAAGACAGGTGGATTTCATGCTAAGTATTCTGAGAGGTATAAGAACGCACATTATGGTATGTTGCACATACAAGATGTACCTAACTTTACTTATATACTTATACACTCAGGTAACACAGATGAGCATACGTCAGGTTGTTTAATTGTAGGAGAAACACAACAAGATTTAGACCAAGGTAAAGACGGATTCATAGGACATAGTGGTTTAGCGTACCAAAAACTATACAGACAAGTAGCAGGACAATTGCTTATGGGTAAGAAAGTTAGCATTGAATATTTAAACGTGTCTAAATTATTAGAAGATAAACCAGTAGATAACAAAGCTAAAGACCACGTTATTTTAACTAACACAGTTATGGATAAGCTCCAAGAGATAAACGGAACTGTCTTAAAAATTGATGCTAAGATTAAAGGTAGAGTAATAAACTAATGTTAGAAAAATTTAAAAGAAAAAGAAATTCTGATGGTACATTCAAGAAGGATGTAGTGTGGACGCCATGGAATGAAGCATGGAGTTACAAAATGAGCCAAGAATATAAAGATGTTCTTAGTAAAACAGTTTGGACTTTTGTTGAAGCATTCATATCTGCATTAACTGTTGCACCATTAGTTGGTGTTGACGCTGATGCAGTACAACTTGCTGCCTTATCAGGTGGAGCTGCTGCATTAGTAGTAGTTAAAGAGTTTGCTAAAAAACAAATAGGTCCAAAATCAAATAAAAAAGTATCTAAATAACACAATAGAATACTAAACCCTGTATACTTATATTGACAGGAGATAGTATTACACGTAAAAAACCTATCCCCAAAGAGTGGGGTAATAACTTTTACAAATCAGGATGGCAACCTGGACTTGAAGTTAACGAACAAACAGGTGTTGGAGAGATAACACACGTAGGTACTGACCCTAATTACCGTAATAAGTTTGATGAAATCTTACGTAACTGGGGATTCGACCCCAATTTATACATGATAGAGGGTTCTGTTCGTGCTTCATCATGGAATACACAGCTAAAAGGTGGAGATGTTGAAACATTTTACGCATTTAAAGGCGTTGTACGGAAAAAAAGTCCTGGACATGACAAGTATTTTAAAGAATTATTTAAACAAGCTAAGAAAAAACCACCATTAAAACCTAAAACATACGGTGGTGACACTGCTTTTTTATTCTTCATGGCAGATTGGCAACTCGGAAAAAAAGATTACGGAGTTGAGAATACAATTAAACGTTATGACATAGCGTTGCAAGATGCAGTAAATAGAATCAAAGACTTACGTAAACTTGGTGTCAATATCAATGAGATATATATGATAGGATTAGGTGACCTCACGGAAAACTGCACACCATTTTTTTACGAGAGCCAACCACACAATGTCACTCTCTCACTCATTGAACAATACGCATTAGCAAGGTCAATGATTATGAAAACAATAGACACCTTCCTTCCTTTAGCTGACTCTCTTACACTTGCAGGAGTACCAGGAAATCATGGAGAAATGTCTAGGACAAGTAAAGGTCAGGTAGCTACAACAAGATTAGATAACTCAGACACAATGCATCTACAAATTTGCGAAGAGATAATGAACGCTAATACTGAAAGATATAAGAAAGTAAATGTAGAAATACCTGATGGTTTTCATCAAGTCCTAAATATAAAAGGTATAAATGTTGGTATGACACACGGACATATGTCAGGTGGTGGTTCTAATCCTGAAAGTAAAATTGAGAATTGGTGGAAAGGACAGATGTATGGACATCTACCAATGAAAGATGTAGAGTTGTTAGTCACAGGTCACTACCATCATTTTCGTAGTAAGCAACAAGGTAATCGTACTTGGTTTCAGTCACCAAGTTTAGATAAAAGTATTGATTTTACTGCTAGGACAGGTATGTGGTCACATCCTGGTGTCCTATCCTTAACAGTAAATAAAAAAGGTTGGGATAACTTAAAAATATTATAGACTAATCGTTTAAATTAAAGTCCTCTTCTTCGTCATTGTGTTTGTTTATCATTACTTGTGTAACCATTTTAAAAAACTCATCAGAATTTATATCAATGCTAGGTCTGTCAAATGGATTAGCCATTACTCTTCCTCCATTTGCTTAGCAATCTTAATTGTATTTTCATTGTGGTCATTGACAAACTCGTCCATTAATTCTGTAATTCTTTGTGGATTTACCTTTGTCATTACTAATGTTTTTTCTACACGTTGTCCACCACAAGCGTTAGCTAATTTAATAGACCACTTCTTTAGTTCTTTAGGTTCATCAAATATATTAGCCATTAAAAACCACCTTTCTTTGCTAATCTTTTTTGCTCTGCTGTACGTATTACTGCATTGCAAGTTATCTCTTTATGTAGATATGGATTGTTGTCATCACGTATCTTAATACGCTTAATACAGAAATCATTACCGTCCACGTCTGTTGCGTAAGTAAGATGTTCTACTATTGGGCAATGACCATCAATACTTCTTTTACATTTAGTATCTAGTGGTGCTTTTTTAGTGAAGTCATGGTTAGGAAATCTTTTTTGTAGTCTTTCCACTAACCCTTTCACATTAATGCTAGTGTTTTCTAAGTCACTATCAGACATTATAACCACTCAGCAGGACAGTCAGTATCTCCCCAAGCAGTCCAACCACAACCATTCTTCTCTTTGTAATTACTGCAAGTCCAACTAGGAATGTTTGCATACTTCTTGTCCTCTTGCTTTTTAGTTCGGTTATCTTCTATCCACTCTGCACTATTACATTCAGGGCAATTACGTGTGTTGTCTTGCACTTCGCCAAACACTTCTGTTATTAATTCTGTATCTGTATCAGTAGCTTTTGCAATCTTTTCAAATACATCTAGGAACGTACTCATCTGTTCGTTATCCCAGTCCTCTACTTCTTCAGGTAGTTTATGCTCGGAAACTGACTGACTATATGCTTCTCTTTGATACTCAACACGCTTCTCAGGATTGCTCTCTATCCCTGTCATAATAACTTTAAGTTGTTGTGCAACTGTCTTGTTATTTTTTGGTGTTGATACAACCTCATCAGCTATCTCTTTGATAAGGTCTTTCTGTTCCTTAGACATTTGGTTTTCTTTCTTACGCATATCAACCTTAGTAACTTGTACTTTATCTTCATTGTTACCAACCTTAGACATTTCTTCTCTGCTTGGTCTAGGTGCTTTGCTACCTTGATAATTCCAATTAGCTAATGCTCTACCTATCGCACTTGTTTCACAATTCTCTACCCATGCGTCTTTGTTAGCGAAGCCACCCTGTCCTTTAGTTTCTTGTGCTAAACCAGTAGTTACTGGTCTTGCATCTACTTCCATTTTGTATATCTCAGCTCTTACAGTTACACAAGTTCCGTCCTCAGTCATGTGTACTATCTCTGTATGGATTCTTGCTTTTGGATTCTCTTTCCAAAATATTTTTAATCTATCTTCTACTGTTTCATAATTGTCTAAGTTAAAATTAGGCATTGTTGTCCTCGCTTTCTAATATCTTATATACTCTTTGTCTTGATACTTTAAATAATGTAGCTATCTTCTGTATAGGTAATTCCTTACTCATCTCTTTCATAGTTACTGCTCTAGTTCTTCTAAAGACTTTTGTCTGTTCTTCCAAACGTTCTTCCTCATTTAACAATGAAGTAGCAACGTTAATCCATTTATCTGTCATGTGTTCCTCTCTTAATTACTGTTAGTTTCTAAAGACAATTCCCATTGTACTTTCTTTTCATCATACGTATCAACTAATTCATGGTAATGTTTCTTACCAACCTTAATTGTTTTGATATCCCACAAGTCCTGTCTTAAATTAAATATGACTGCTGATATTCTTGGTATACCGAAGTCATAAACAAACTCACTTGTGCTTATCTTTTTGTCATCACTTGCTCTTGCAGTTTTAAGTAACCACTCTACTAATGGTCTTTGCTTACCATTAAAACTTGGTACTGCTTGTCCTCTAAAATATTTGTAGTCCATTATTCTTCCTCCTCAAATCCCTCGTACCAAATAACAATACTGTTATCTAATTCAAGGTCATACTTAGATTTGTCTGCTAGTTTTTCTTTAGAGTATGTGCTTGTATATCCCCAATTAGTATGACCATAAACACTTTCGCAATACTCATCTAATACTTCTGTGATATCTGGCATTATTCTTCCTCACTTTCTTTAAACATTTCTTCAAAACATTTTGGATGTGTGCCTGTCATAATCTGTTCTCTATCTGCTTTATCTTTATAGAAAAATATATCTTGGATAAACCTACGCTCTGCTCGTGGCGTTTGCGTATATTCTACCCAGTCTTTTGTTTCTACTTTCACTAAACCAATATGATTACACATCATGCATTCAGGTGTCCTGACTAACATTGGATTTTCATATGCATAAGGCATTAAGTATCGCTCCTATCCATATCTAATCTAATCTCATTCATGTACATCATAAATGCTTTTGTGTCATCATCTCCTACATGATTTATGTAGCTAGTAAAGTCATTCAACAATTCATCAACTGAAAAAATTGAAGCCATGATTGACGCTTGTAGTTCTTCATCTTTATCTGCGAAGTGATTTACTATTCCAACTTGAACTGCTCCAAGTAATGTAATCCTTTCTTCTAACTGCTTAATTCTTTTTTCTAAGTTGCTCGGCATTTTCTTCTACCCTTTCTATTGGTTTGTCGTGGTTAGTAAACTTTCTGCACATTATTATTGCTCCTGAAAGAGTTTCAATTTCCCTGTCTAGTAAATCATCTACATCTTTCTCGGTAAGTTTTGTTTTAAACTCTTTAAGGTCACTCAACCATACGTTTAACTCTTGTATTGCAAGTAGTAATGGTGTGTCATTCATTACCACACACCATTATCAAATAGATACTTATTAATGTTCTTAGCTATACGTTTTGCTCCACGTTTGTTCGGCTCTATCTCGTTGTAGTAACAAGTAGTAGCCATGAAGTTACGTAGTTCTAAGACATCAAAGTTCTGTCCATTGTTCCTGCGTTGTTGGTCGTTAGCTAATCTATATAATCTTTCGTTCCACATAGATAGAATTGATTTTGCAATTTCATCTACACCTGCGAAACGTTGTGGATTAAACGCTAAGTTGCCGTCATAAGTTGTAAGTAATAGGAAGTTCCTACCATGTTTCTTACTCTCATGTAGCAATGTTTCGTATGCTAGTGATAGTTTGTTTAGTTCGTTGTTCATTACATTCATAACAACGTTCATATCCTTACTAACTTTAAGCATTGGTAGTTTTGCTAACAAGTCGTTACCACCTGCACTAATAATAATTGTGTCGCCATACATATTCTTTACATCTCTTATGCAGTCGTAAATTGTATAGCCGTCAACACTACGATTATTAACACGTTCTTTTGCTTTATCTTTTAAGTGTGCAGGTAATTGTTGTATTACGTAATCAACTGTTCCTAAACCTGTACCTGTATAGTATTTACAATCTAGAACACTATCGCCTACAAACGTTACGTCTGCTTTAGTGTTTACTTTTTGGTAATTTCCAAACGTTAGATTCGTGTTAGTTATAACTGGGCTATCGTACATGGTATCATTACCAAATGTAACTTCAAAACCCTTGTCATCAAACTGTTCATCAATGTACCAGTTGTTGTCTATATCATCTATTGCTTTTGACATATTATCCTTTCCGTCAATATGTATTGTAACATACTGTAAATATATGTGTACAAAAAAAACTACCTATCTTTCAGTTACGTAAACAAAGGGCAATTTAAAATACGCTCTTACTAAATAGGTAGTTCTCTCTTGCTATATTAATAGCTTGTAACACACAACCTCTGCTCCGTTTATGTTAGCAGTCTTACCACGTGGTTCGGAATGCTATGTGCTACAAGCTACCAACTTATCCAACCATTTGCTTTCATTTCATTTGTGGAACATAGATAGCTTGGAAGATGAAAGTTAGCGTACCAAACTGGAATTACATTGTTTATATGGTATTTAACATCACTATTGCTATTGATAGTGTTTCCAACCTTATGCT